AGTCAACTTGTCAAGGGCACATTCAGAATGCTCACACTAAAACTCGGTCAAGCAAATGTTCCACTCATTGTCACCAACCATACGTATGATGTCATCGGAGCTTACGTACCAACTAAAGAGATGGGAGGAGGTTCTGGACTCAAGTATGCAGCAAGTACAATCATCTATCTCAGCAAAAAGAAAGAAAAGGATGGAACAGAAGTCATTGGAAACATTATCAAGGCTAAGGCAGTCAAGTCACGTCTGAGTAAAGAGAACCGTGAAGTTACTGTGCGTCTCTATTACGATGAGCGTGGTCTTGATAGATATTTTGGTCTTCTTGAACTCGGTGAAATCTCTGGGATTATAAAGAAGGTTGGAAATCGCTATGAGATTGGTGACAAGAAAGTGTATGCCAAAGAAGTGTACAGCAACCCTGAGAAGTATTTCACTCCAGAGTTGATGGAACAACTTGATGAAGCAGCAGGTAAAGAGTTTACTTATGGTAGTTGATCTACCACTATTCCCTATACCAATATCTCTTTACAATTTTGGAGAAGACAATCACGAACTAAACGTTGATTTAGTTACTGATATACTCAAAGAACAAGATAGAGATCCCGATGGTTTGACTCAATCAAACCTTGGTGGGTGGCATAGTAGTTCTGGTTTAGAGGATAGATACGAAAGTTTTAGTGCTCTCAAAAAACAGATAGAGGATAGTGCTAATGACTATTGTGTCAAGCATGGGTATCTGTCTGGACTTGTTTGTCAACAGTTGTGGGCAAATGTAAATCAGAATGGTGACATGACTGTTGGTCACCATCATGGCGTGTCAGCGTTGACGGGGGTATATTACCCTGTACAATCCATCGTTGACAACGATTGTAACTTCAGTTATAGTGACACGAACCCAATACAAGCAGGTATATGGGATGGTAAGAAGGGTGGATCTATCTATTTCCAAGATCCTTCTTATGGTTTGAAAACAGGACTTAGAAAGGATGACAGTCCAAGTGCATACAACTTGGATGCATACTACACCTACCCTGTTGCCGGACTTCTAATTGTATTCCCCTCATACCTAACTCACGCAGTGCTACCATTCAGAGAAGAACAAACCAAAAGACTGAGCATTTCTTTTACTGCTGTGTATAGATGACAGAAAGAGTACCACTATCAATTCTCACCAACCTGGTACACGATGAAGAGTATGCTCGGCAAGTTGTTCCGTTCATCGAACCAGATTACTTTGAAGAGCATACTGATCGCGTAGTATATGAGCAGGTTGCTGAGTATCTAACGAAGTATGATACGATTCCAACCAAAGAAGCACTTCAAATTGAAGTCGGATCTCGAACAGATCTTACCGAAGATGAGTTTCAGTTGATAGAGAAGTTGGTTTCCTCTTTAGAATTAGAGGAGAAACCAAACTCATCATGGTTGCTTGATACCACTGAGAAATGGTGTAAGGATAGAGCAATCTACCTTGCTCTAATCAAGAGTATTCAAGTTGCTGATGGTAATGACGATAAACTTTCTCCTGATGCTATCCCAGGTATCCTTTCCGATGCTCTTGCTGTAGGGTTTGATCAGCATGTGGGTCATGACTACATTGATGACTCAGAAGATCGTTACGCATATTATCATCGAGTTGAAAATAAAATTCCTTTTGATCTTGATTACTTCAATAAGATTACATCAGGTGGACTCAGTGATAAGACACTCAACATCGCTCTAGCTGGCACAGGTGTTGGTAAGTCTTTGTTTATGTGTCACGTTGCTGCTAGTGTTCTTCTTCAAGGAAAGAACGTTTTATACATCACATTGGAGATGTCTGAAGAAAAGATTGCAGAAAGAATTGATGCTAATCTCCTTGATGTCAACATTCAAGATATACAGGATCTCCCTGAACAAGTATTCTCAAAGAAGATCTCAAAGATTTCTGCAAAAACTACAGGACATTTGATTGTCAAGGAGTATCCGACTGCTTCTGCACACTCTGGACACTTCCGTGCCCTGATGCAGGAACTAAAGATGAAGAAGAACTTTGCTGCCGATATTATCTTCATTGACTATCTAAACATCTGTGCATCGGCACGATACAGAGGTGCTACTAACATCAATAGTTACACTTATGTGAAGGCGATTGCAGAAGAACTGCGTGGTCTAGCAGTGGAGTTGGGTGTTCCTATTGTCTCTGCTACTCAAACCACACGATCTGGTTATGGTAGTTCTGATCCTAACCTGACAGATACTTCAGAGTCTTTTGGTCTTCCTGCTACTGCTGATCTTATGTTTGCTTTGGTTAGTACAGAGGAGATGGAACAACTCAATCAAATTATGGTCAAGCAGTTGAAGAATCGTTACAACGATATCAATATGAACAAGAGATTTGTAGTTGGGATTGACCGTGCCAAAATGAGATTGTACGACTGCGAGCAGACAGCACAGGATGACCTGGTTGACGACATCGTAGAAGTGCAGTACAATGCAAAGGAAGACAACACTAAGTCTAAATCTAAATTCGACGATTTCAAATGGGAGTAAATTTTACAAACTATCAACGCTTTGTCAACGGAGTGACAAGTAAAGAATCTCAAGATTCTGATGCTTTCATTTACCGTTTGCAAGAACTTGGTGGTGATGTTGCAATCCAACGTCTTCTAACTGCTGCTGTAGGCATCTCTGCTGAAGGTGGTGAGTTTATGGAGATCGTAAAGAAAATGATTTTCCAAGGAAAACCTGCCAACGAAGAAAACTTGTACCACCTGAAACGAGAATTGGGTGATGTGATGTGGTATGTGGCACAAGCATGTCTGGCATTGGATGTTGACATGAATGATGTGCTAGATACAAACGTCAAGAAACTGGAAGCACGTTTCCCTGAGGGTACGTTCAACGAGTTTTATTCGGAGAATCGTCAGCAAGGTGACATCTGATTACTGCATCACATGTATCAAAATTGGTAACAAATTTGATGCTCAATACGTAAACAAACTTTATAATATGGTGCGTCTCCAAACAGATGCACCCTTCTATTGCTTTACTGATGACGCATCAAACATCAACTCAGAAGTCAATGTTATTTCTATTGATGTATCTGAATATCTAACTTGGGAAAACTGGTGGGCAGCATGGTGGAAGATCAAAATGTTTGTTCATCCAGACATTTCTTCCTATGCTAGAAAAATCTTTTTTGATCTTGATGTTATCATACATGGGGATATATCTGAGGTTCTTGAGCATGATGCAAACTTTGCATTAGTCTACTCTACCTGGAAAGGGGTTCCATTCAAAATGCGTAACCCTAAAAAATCCCTATATAATTCGTCTATAATTGTTTGGAAGGAAGCGGCAGAAGTTCACAACTATTTCATGCAGTCACCTAAACAATTTGTGACAAATTATGCTGGAACAGATGATTTTTATCATAACGAAAAGATAAAGAGAACTCAACTACCTCACTGTATCTACTCTTATAGAGACGGTGAATCCCCTAACCAATTGAATAGTTTCACATTGAGAGCAAATAAATCAATTGCTCTACTTCATCAGTATCCTAAGAATCATGAACTTGACAAACAGGTTCATCCGATAGTAAAATACTGGGTGTAGAAACGAGGAGTGATGCTGCCTCTAGTAAAGATCGTCTTTGTAATAATAGCAATTTTTTATCAACAATGTCTTTTGCATCTCCTAAGTGGTTCGAGCGTTTTCCTCGGACCATCGCTAAAGCAGTCACCTGGCGTTCTTGGATGATGGTTACCAACTCTGTGATTGGTTGGATCGTCTCCGGTAACCCTTGGAAAGGTCTTACTATTGGACTGATGGCACTGGTAATCAACTCGACACTCTACCTTCTTCATGAGCGTCTGTGGAACCGTAGCGACTGGAACCGCCGTACCACCACTGATGGTGACCGCGTAGTTATCTAATCAGTATAAATACCAATGTAATCGTGTCGTATATCCAATGAAAACAATTCGCTGGGTTCTTGCTCATGAACCAATTGAATTGTTCCTCAGAGCAGCAAAGCGTTTCAAAGCTTCCATGGAAGCATGTGCTCCTGGAGAACTCAACGTTGAAATTCTAACTCTTTCTGAGTATTCGGACAAGTATAAGGGTGGCGCTACAATCACCAAACATGATCTCCTCGAATTGATGGAGACTGGTGAAGTAGAGATGTCGCAGATGTATACGTCTACACTTGGTAGGAAGCATCACCGGGACATGTGGGCACTTGATATGCCTTTCTTGTTCCGTGACCATGACCACGCAAAAAATGTTCTGGAAGGTGAGGTTGGGCAATCTCTTCTCGACGGACTAAATAAGGATTCCAATGTTCAGGGTCTTGCATTCACCTATTCTGGTGGTTTCCGCATGATTCCTGCTAACAAGGAATTACACACAATTGAAGATTTTGAAGGAGTTCATCTCCGTTGTAACAAGTCTCCTATTGCTCAAGAGACCCTAAAAGCAGTTGGTGCAGTCCCTGTACCAATTGAACTTGAACAGATCAATGAAGGTGTTCAAGAAGGTGCTATTGTTGGTGGTGAGTCTACCTATCCTCGTTTCTTCGGTCTGAAGCAAAACGAGTGTATGGA